TATGCCAAAGCCAGGTACTTATACTGTAGAGGATTTAGGTAGATCAGGAATAAGAAAAGTGCCTACTAAAGGAGGTTATAAATAGTGGCCTCTTATTATGGTTATAAACAAAAAGTTACTGATGATCAATTAGTTAATTTAATTGAATCAGGAGTACAGAATTCTATTGGTGATTGGTTAAACTCTTCAGATTTAACATATGAACGACTTAAGTCTACATATGAATATGCTGGAGTTTCAGCGGGTCACTTAGCACCTCAAGGTGTATCTAGTATTGTAGATACATCTACTACCGAGACAGTAGAAGCGTATGCCGCTATTCTATCTGATTTATTTTTAAACAACCAACGTTTAGCTAGATTTGTACCTTACAATGATACTCCGGGTGCTTTTAAAACAGCCAAAGATGCTTCTTTATTAGTTAATTATTGTTTGTTTAAACAGAACAATGGATGGGAAATTCTCGAAGCATGGATGAAATGTGCCTTGCTTTGGAAGAATGGTATTATCCGTTGGGATTATGTCGAAGACTATGAATATGTTTTTGAAGAGTATGAAAAAATTACTCAAACAAAATTAGACAAATTATTGTCTGAAGATAATATTGAAATTGTTGGTGAACTTAATTTTGAAAATGAAATTTCCTTAGAAGGAAATACAGAGTTTGTTTATGTAGATGTACGTCTACGCCGTAAGGTAAACAAATCAAAAGTTAAGTTAGATCTTATTCCACCAGAAAACTTCCGTATTTCCCGTGATGCTACTTCTATTGATCACGCAGAGTTTGTAGGTATTCAAACCTCTTTTACTCGAAGTGAAGTACGTAAGATGTGGCCAGAAATCTCTGAAACATTATCAGAAGATGACTGGAATGAAATTGGAACTAATCAGTATTGGAGTGGTAACACACGTTATAGTGAAGATGTTGCTGCTCGAAAGCTTGTTACAGGTCAAGAGTATTGGCAGGGTTCTGCCTCTCATGACGTGACACCGCTTGAGGCGAACCGTGAAGTTACGGTAACCGAGTGTTGGATGAAAGTCGATAGAGACGGGGATGGTATTGCTGAGCTGAAGCGATTTATTCTGGCAGGGACTCGTATCCTGTTAGAAGAAGATGTTGATATGATACCGCTTGCTTCATTGTCTCCCATCAATATTCCGTTCGAGTTTTACGGCTTATCCATCGCTGATTTTACGCGTTCGTCCACCCTAGCATCTACTGCAATTCTGAGGGGATTTGTTGAGAATACTTATTTAACTAACTATTCTCCAAAGCTTGCAGATCCAAATGTAGTAGACTTTAGTGCGCTTCAAAATATGAAGCCTAAGCAGATTATTCCTACTAACGGTAATCCTGCTGCTGCAGTATCTGCCATGGTCCCAGAGGCTATGAGTACTGGTACTGTTCCTTTGCTTCAACACTTACAGGTAATTAAAGAACAAGCTACAGGTATGTCTAAGGCTGCTCAAGGTCTTAACGATACTCTTTATGTTTCTGGTAATTCAGAACAGAAGTTAGCGGCTGTACAGTCGGCTTCACAAAAGCGTATTCAACAAATTGCCCGTAGATTTGCTGAAACTGGATTTAAACGTCTATGTCTTGGTATTTACCAAACTATGCGTAAGTGTATGACTCAAAAAGTAACTTGTAATGTTGCTGGAAAGTTTGCAGATATTAATCCATCAGAACTTCCTTATACATTAGAGTGCGAAATCTTTGTTGATATAGGTGAAAACTCTAACTTGAATAAGATTCAAAAGTTAAAATCTCTTGGACAAGAAGTAATACCTGCATTGCAACAGCAAGGTGCTCAGATGGTTGTTAAACCAGAAACGCCTGCTGTATTAGCAAATCAATTAGTAGAAGCCATGGGCTTAGATGCTAATGATTTCTTCCAAGATTACACTACAGATGACTTTAAGCAAAAGGCTGCTAAGGCACTTGAACAACGTGCTAAAGAAGCAGAACAGGCTAAACAACTTGAACTTGCTAAAGCTCAGGCAGACGTACAGTTACAACAAGCAAATGTCGGCTATACTCAAGCACAAGCTAAAAATACTACTGATGATAATTCTCGACAAATGGCTATTGCTATTGATCGACATTATCAAGAATGGGCAGATATGGCTATTAAAGCAGTTAAGGAAGGAGCAGAAATTCCTCCTCATCCAGACTTTAATGAAGTAATTGCCATGACACAACAAATCATGACTCAAGGACAATAATGGAAAAATACCGTAAGGCAGGCGAGAAGAGCCTGGGTAACAAAGTTCATCCGGATATGATTGCTAAAGAAGCTCTTGTTAAATCAGAGTTTGCCTCTAGAGAAAGGCAAGACTTCTTTGACGATGCGTATGGAGAACTCTTAGTAACATATTTTATGCACTGGCTTAAGACCGATCCACATGAAACAAAGACAAGAGAATTTATTTATAACTCTGCTTTAGCATTAGGGGATGTACGGACTAAGTTAGTAGAATATGAAATGCTAGGTAAGAATATTAAGTTTATGGAGGACAACAATGCGTGACATTGATTATAAAAAATTATCAGAAAATTTAGATACAATGATTAATCTCTTGGAATACGATGCAATGCGTAGTCCAGGAAAAGCAAAAGTAAATGCAGATACTTTGGTGAAACTATTTACACTAAAGGATCGTTATGCTGAAGCAATTAAACCACCAGTACCTCAAGATGCTCCTGTAGAAGAAGCACCTAAGAAGACTGTTGGTCGCCCAGCAAAATCAAATAACTGAGGACAATAAATTATGGCTAATGCAAACGAATCTCTACCCACGGATGACATTCCTGCTGAAGCAAACAATGGCCCAACAGAACAAGAACTCTTGGATGCCGTTCTTCAACAATCACAATTTATTGAAGAATCGCTACCCGATGAAGAGATCCCTGAAGTTGGCCCGTCTGAATCAGATGAAGAAGACCCAGAAGAATCTGATGAAGTCGTTAATGGAGATGAAGAAGAATCTGAATACGAAGATGAAGAAACAGAAGATGAGGATGCTACGGCTACCCAAGACGCTACTGTTTATGATTTAGAAGATTTAGACTTAGATGCACAGGTTATCGTCAAGATTGACGGGGAAGAAGTACCTGTATCTTTTAGTGATCTTATTAAAGGTTACTCTACTGAACAATCTCTTTCTAACAAGGGTCGTGAGTTAGGTGAAGCACGTAAGGAACTAGAAGCAGAACGAGAAGCACAATTAGCTGAGATTAATAAAATTGGTCAGGCTAGTGCAGCAGTTTTACTTTCTGAAGAACAACAATTCGCTAAACAGTATCATGATATCGAAGCAAAAATTAATGAAGCTCGAACTAATGGTGATACATACGAATTGTCTGAACTCAAAGATCAGCGAGAGCAAGCTCAGCAAAATTATTGGAATGCACGTAAAAAACGTGAAGGTATTATTACACAAATGGAAGAGCAACAGGGTGCTGTTTATGAACAACAGTGGAATGAAGCTTTAAATTATTTTAATACCAGTATTAACGATTACGTACCAGGATTTAACGAAGAAGTAGCTGGAGAGATTCGTCAGTTCGCACTAGACGAAGGAATTCCAGAAGAGTTTATTGACACTGTTGTCGATCCTGTTATGGTTAAATTTGTTAACGATTATCGTTTACTTAAGCAAGGTGTAACTAAAGGACAAGCTAAACGCAAGTCTGCACCTGCTAAACAAATTCCAGTAAAGAAAGCTCAGAGCACAGCTAAGAAAAAATCTGATCAAGATGCTATGATCAAGGCAAGAGCATTTAAAGAAGATGCAAATCCCGATGATCAAATGGCGTTCCTTAAACAACTTGCTTCCCGATCTTTAGGTAATTAAAAACTTTTCTTATATCGGAGAATAATAAAAATGGCAATTGTTGCAGGTCGTGGTGTATCCACAGGTCGCGCTCAGGCGGACGTAACATCAGGTCGTAATAACGCAGACGTATCTCAGCGTGAAGACTTGGCAAACTTCATCACGATGATTACTCGTGAAGAAACACCTTTCACAGCCTCTATTGGCAAAACTAAAGCTACAGCTATCTACCATGAATGGCAGACAGATGAACTTGCTGCTCCAGGAAACTCTCGCCTTGCAGAAGGTACAGATTTCGATTCAGCAAGCGTAACTGTTGGTCCTCATCGTACTCGTCTGGGTAACTACACTCAGATCAACGGTAAGCAACTTGCAGTATCTGGCACTCGTCGTGCAGTAGATCAAGCAGGTGTTGCTGACGAATATGCGTATCAGCTCAAGAAGCGTGGTACTGAACTTCGTCGTGATGTTGAGTTTGATGTTGTACATGGTTACAATGCTGCTTCTGCTTCTGGCACTCGCACTATGGGCGGTTATCAAGCGTTTATTAACGCTGTAGATACTGTTAACTATGTAGGTCAATTTGAAGCACCTTCAGCAGGTACTACTGGTGCTGGTACTGACAACGCAGGTTCTGCAGTTCCTCGTTCATCTATCAATGGTTCAACAACAGCTCCTACTCGTGCTGCTCTTGCACTGTCTGATATTGACGCTGTTATGCAGAAGATCTATGAAGAAGGTGGTAAGGCAACACGTATTATGTTGTCACCAAAACTTCGTCGTGACTTCTCTGACTTGATCCAAGCAGAGTCTAACGTTCGTCGTAACGT